GCCTTGCTCAAGCAGCTGGGCGAGGACGTCAGGCAGGGCTACGTCGACAAGCTCGTCAAGAACGGCCGCCCCACCACGGAGAACACCCTGGCCTCCACCGTCAAGGCCTACGTGGAAGTGAAGGGCACCACCTACGAAGTGGGCCTCGAACTGCAGGACTACTGGAAGTACGTGGAAGAGGGCACCAAGCCCCACTGGCCGCCGCCCTCCGCCATCCTCCGCTGGATCACCATCAAGCCGGTCATCCCGCGACCTGACAAGAACGGGCGCATCCCGACGCCGAAGCAGCTGGCCTTCCTCATCGGCCGCAAGATCAGCGAGGTCGGCACGAAGGGCACCCACGACCTGAAGGAGACCACCGAGGCCCTGCTTGGCTTCTACGAGCAGCAGATCGCCGAGGCCCTGGGCCGGGATGCCTTCAGGTACATAGAGAAAATCACGGCGTGAGTCAGCCGCCGTGTCTTCTGCCGAGAGGGGCCGCCAGTCGTTCAATTACGGCTGGCGTTTTTTTGATATTTCCAAGAAACGAGTGACACCATGAACCCCATCTGGAAAGACTACTACTACATGCTGACGGACACCCCGGAGGACTACCCGGACGGCTGCCGCTACCGCGTCGTCGTCAACAGCGTCGTCGCCTTTGAGGGCCGCGCCTATCCTCGCCCGACCGACTCCGAGCTCACCGTCCGCCTCAACGACATCCTGGAGCCGTACCTTGATACGCACCTGCCCATCGAGGACACCGACTACGACTACATCAGCTGCCGCGTCGATATATGGGACGGCTCCGCCTGGCACTCATCCCAGCCCATCCGCTTCTGCCGCGACTGGTCCTACGACCGCTCCGTCGTCACCCCCGGAGGAGACTACCCCGGCCGCCCCATCCTCAGGAGGGTGCACCCGCTCCAGTACCTGCCCGTCTGGACGGACGACAACGTCTTCGAAATCACCCTGCACTACGCCGACGCCGTGGGAGACTACAACAACGACTACTCCAGCGACTACTTCGTCACCGGGGAACGCACGGAGACGGAAACCCTGCCTGGCATGGGCACGTGCGAGTTCTTCGACATGCGCTCCTACCTGGGGGCCGTCTCCGTGGAGGCCAACGGCAACACCTACCCCGTCCAGGGCTGCGAGCGCTTCATCCTCTACTACGTCAATGCCTACGGCGGCTGGGACTGGCTCCCCGTGGAAGGGAAGACCAGAGAGAGCGACGCCGTCAAGCGCCACACCTTCGAGGCAGTCTACAACAACATCCCCGTCTACGCCCGTGGCCGCTTCAACCACGTCAACGAGCTCACCCACCACTACACCTTCTACACCGGCTGGCTGACGGACGCCCAGAGCGAGCTCATGCCGCAACTCCTGAACGCCACGACCGTCTACGTGCATGACACCAAGACCAACGAGGTCCTGCCGCTCGTGCTCACCAACTCCAGCACGGAGCACAAGCAGAACGGCCTCAACCAGTACACCATCGAGGCCGACCTGGCCCAGAACCGACTCAGACGCTAACACCATGCGAAGGAAGATAGAACTCTACATCAACGGCACCCTGGCGGACCTCTCCGACCAGGGCCTCGTGCTTTTCAACTACTCCCTGACTGACCTGCAGAAGCCCACCGCCGTGAAGAACGGCTTCTCGAAGCAGATCACCCTGCCGGGCACCACCCAGAACGACTTCATCTTCGGCCACATCGCAAGGACGGACCGCGTCACCACCGTCAGCACCTTCAACCCCGGCAAGCGCTCGGAGTTCGCCATCTATGACGAGAAGGGGCAGATCCTGGAGAGCGGCTACCTCCGGCTCGACTCCCTGGTTCGCCGCGGTTCCGTCGTCACCGGCTACAAGGTGAGCCTCTTCGGGGGCCTCGGCGCCTTCTTCTACGCCCTCAGCTATGACGACGCCGGCAACAAGCGCACCCTCGCCGACATCGACTACCTGGGCAACGGCAACCCCACGGAGCTGGACTTCACCATCCTCGCTTCCACCGTGCAGGCCGCCTGGAACGCAAGGGATCAGCACACCTGGCAGGACCCCATCACCAGCAAGTGGCACGTCCTCAACTTTGCCCCGGCCTACAACGGCTACCCCTCCGGGGACTTCTCCCCGGACAAGGGCATCGTCACGGCCACCAACGTGGGTCTGCCCGCCTCCGTCACGGAGGACGGCAAGACCTGGCAGGCCAACAACGGCACCGTCCTGGTGAACCTCGCCAAGTCCTACGACGAGTGGGCCGTCAAGGATCTGCGCTGCTACCTGCAGCGGCCGGTCCTCAACATGCGGGCCTTCGTTGAGGCGGTGATGCGCCCGGAGAACAACGGCGGCTACACCGTGGAGTTCCCCGACATGCCGGTCCTCTTCCTCGACCGCCTCTGGAAGACGCTGCCGACACTCCCGTCCCTGGGCGACTTCAAGAAGCAGGAGGGCGTCATCATCGCCACCTTCACCACGAAGTCCGCCTTGCACAGCTCAGGGGGCACCATCGTGGGCGAGATAGGCGTCAACCGCGGCTCCATCCCGGACAACGCCCACACGCAGGTGACCGCCAACATCGGCGCCACGTTCACCGCCGACTCCACCGCCAACCAGCTCAGCCTCCACGCTGCCCAGAACTACGGCGGCAGCAATCGCAACTTCCAGATGAAGGACGCCTTCATCTTCATGCAGCTGGTGGCCTACGGCTCCGACGACACCATCGTCGGGGGCTCCGCCGTCAAGTGCATAACCTACCCCACCAGCTACTACAGCCCCAGCTCCGCAGCCGAGGCCGCCGGCTTCGTGCCGGTCTATCCTGCCGGGGGCTATGAGTCCGCCGTCATCAAGCTGGAGAACGTCTCCCGCATCTCCGAGCGCACCTTCCGCCTGCCGGATCAGACCTTCCAGGTGGAGGCGGACAACGTGCACCACTACAAGGTCTTCATCCGGGCCTACGAGTTCCACTCCCACTCCTGGGTGGTGCGTGACGGTTCCCGTGAGCGCCACTACTACCAGCTGGACGAGGTAGTCGGTGGAACGAGCGCCTGCCCGGTCCTCTTTACCTCCTACAACGCCTTCTACCAGACGAGCGTCACGCGTGGCACCCGCAACACCTCCTCGCGCATCGGCATCAGCTACAGCACCACCAGCGCCCTCCGCAGCGGTGCGCACATCACCAAGGCCCTGCTCCTGCAGAGCAAGTACACCCCGGCCGAGTACATCCTGAGCCTCGCCAAAATGTACGGCATGTACTTCATCTGCGACCCCGCGGAGAAGAAGGTGACCGTCCTGAACCGCAACGCCTTCTTCAACACCGGGGAGGACACCATCGACCTCACGAAGCGCATCGACACCTCGCAGGACATCACCATCACCCCGCAGGTCTTCGCCTCCAAGTGGTACACCATGGAGCAGGACATGGCCATGGGCGCGTGGGCTGAGGAGTACGCGAAGGTTTACGGCGTGAACACCGGGGTCGCCCGCATCGACACCGGCTACGACTTCGACGCCGCCGACGTGGAGCTCATGGATTCCACCGTCTTCCGCATGGCCGCCACAATCCTGGACTCCGGCCCCTACTACAACTGGCTCCTGGTGAACGGCCAGTTCCGCCCTTCGCCCTTCATCGACCCCGGCCACACCTACACCATGTGGAACGCCGCGGACGGCTCCAGCAAGGAGTTCCAGGTCCCCGGCCTGCCTTCCTCCGTTGAGGTCCACTACCTCAACGAGTACGGCCACGAGGGGAGTGACGTGGAGTACGCCGCCAAGCTCGACCTCAGGGCAACCGACGGCTCCGGGGTAGACGGCGTCGACATCCTCTGCCTCTGCGAGTCCGCCGACCACCACCCCTACTACAAGCTCAGCGACGACTCCGCCGCCATGACGGCAGCCAACGGAAACAAGCCCTGCTGGAACCTCAACCCCGGCACGGAGGAGGGCATCAGCATCCCGAACTTCCACCGCTTCAACGACTACGGAGAGTCCTGGCGGGCGGAGTACGGCATCGACTTCGGCCTGCCGAGAGAGTGGAAGATACCCATCTACCACATCGACGGCATCGACGAGTACGATGGCACCTACGAGGAGACCGTCTCCGTCTACGCCCGCTTCTGGCGCTCCTACCTGCGCGACCTGCTCGACAAGGACACCAAGGTCATGAAGTGCCGCGTCAACCTCGAAGGGCTGCAGGTGGGCCCCCAGCTCCTCCGCCGCTTCTTCTGGTACGACAACTCCATCTGGGTGCTCAACAAGATCACCAACTACAGCCTCACCACCTACGACCCCGCCGAGTGCGAGTTCGTCCAGGTGCGCAACATTGAAAACTACACTAACGGACAAATCTGGACATGGTAAAGGAAATCATACTCAAGGTCGGGACCGGGGAGGCCGTCAAGAACGTCGGCGAGCTCCGGGAGAACATCAAGCAGCTCAAGAAGGCCCTCAACGACCAGGACCTCAGCAACCCGGAAGGGATGCAGAAGTACAACGAGCTCCTGGGCGAGCTGAAAATCAACCAGAACGCCCTGAAGGACGCCATGTACGCGACCACGGCCAGCTGGGAGGACATCACCAACGCGGCCACCGGCGCCAACATCGCCTTCGACCAGAACAACAAGCTCGTCAACATGGAGGGCGTCAGCTACAACGCCCTGGTGCACGAGCTGGCTGACCTCAAGCAGGCCTGGCGAGCCACCACCGACGAGATGGAACGCGCCGCCCTGGGTGAGCGCATCAACTCCGTCAACGACCAACTCAAGAGCATGGACGCCTCCGTGGGCAACTACCAGCGCAACGTGGGCAACTACATCGGCGCAGTGGACCACCTCACGGCCTCCTTCGGCTCCATGGGCAAGGGCGCCCAGTCTATCATCGCCCCCATCAAGGGCGCCACCATGGGCCTGAAGACAATGAGCGCCACGCCAGTTGTCGGCATCCTCGGCCTGCTGGCCTCCGTCCTCAACCAGATCATCGGCTCCCTGAAGTCCTCCGAGGAGAACACCAACGCCATGACGGCGGCCATGGCACCCTTCGCAGCCATCGGCGACGTCGTCACCAAGATACTCCAGGGCCTCGGCGGAGTCCTTGTCAAGGTGGTGGAAGGGTTCGGCAAGCTCACATCCGCCATCTTCGGCAGCAACGAGGCTACCAAGGAGCGCCTGCGCCTCGCTCAGGAGGAAGCCACCCTCCAGCAGAAGGAGCGCGACAACATCATCGCCAACGCCGAGGCGGAGAGGGAAGTGGCCCGCCTCAGGGCTGAGGCCTCCGACAAGACAAACCACGATGCCAAGGAGCGCATCGCCCTTCTGGAGGAGGCGGGCAACCAGGAGCGCCAGATAGCCGAGCGAGCCATGGAGGCTGCCCGGATGCAGTATGAGATAGTCAAGGCGAAGAACGCCCTCACCAAGTCCTCAGCCGAGGACCTGAAGAAGGAAGCGGAGGCCTATGCCGCCCTTGTCAATGCCGAGACGAACTACTACAAGAAGGTCCGCGAAATCAACGCCGGCATCACCGAGGCCCGCAACGCTGAGGCAAAGGCCGCAAAGGACGCAGCCAAGGCTGTCAAGGACGCCGCCACCGCCAAGATCAACGCGGAGAAGGAGTACCTTACCCAGCTCCTCGACATCGTCAAGGACGGCAGCGAGAGCCAGTTCAAGATCCAGAACACCATCGCCAAGAAGGAGTACGAGCTGGCCGTCGCCAACGCCAAGCAGAAGATCACCGACCAGGCGGAGCTCAACCGCACGCTGGAGATGCTGGAGAAGGCCTTCCAGGTCCGCCTCCAGAAGAACCAGCAGGACCACGACAACAAGGTCCTCGCTGAGGAGGTGCAGGCGGCCAACAACCGGGCCGAGGCATTCCGTCACGGCTCTGCCGAGTACCTGGAAGCCATGCGCGATGTGGCCGCCCTGGAGTACGACGAGATGAAGCGCCAGATGGATGAGACCGACGCCGAGTGGCAGGCCCGCCGTCTGGCCGCAGCCCGTAAGCTCGCCGAGGCTCAGCAGTCCGTTACCGACGCCCTCATCGAGGAAGGTCGGCTGGCTCTGGAGAACGAGATGAACGCCCTCGCCACCGGCTCCCTGGATCAGCTCTCCAAGGCGGTCGAGCTGGCGAAGTACAACGTCGACAACCTCCACCAGGGCATCGACGAGAGCGACGACGCCTTCCTTGCCCGCCGCCTGGAGGCCCAGAAAGCCTACCGGGAAGCCCTACAAGCGCAGAACGAGGCGGAGGTGGAGGAAGGGCGCCAGCAGTACGAGCAGCGCCTTGCAACGCTCGAAGAGGACAGCCTTGCCTACCTCGACGCGGAGGTCGCCCTGAAGAAGTACGAGCTCGACACCCTCCACCAGCTGGAAGGCGAGAGCGAGGAGGCCTTCCGCACCCGCCAGCTCCAGGCAGAGAAGGAGTACTACAAGGCGAAGAAGGCCCAGGTCAAGAGCTGGATGCAGACCCTCACCGGCATGGCCTCCGGCGTCTCTTCCATCCTCGGCTCCATAGCCGACGCCATGGAGGAGAACACCGAGATGACTGAGGAGGAAGCGCAGAAGGCCAAGAACCTGCGCATCGCCGCCGCCACCATCGACATGCTGCAGGGCGCCGTGACGGCCTACGCCGGTGCGCAGTCCCTGGGCGTCCCCATGGGCCCGATCATCGGCGCCATCAACGCCGCCGCCGTGGTGGCCGCCGGCATCGCCAACATCGCCAAGATCAAGGCGACGCAGGTGAGCAAGGACAGCTCAACCACCCAGACGCCCTCCGTCCCCGCGCAGGTGAACGCCCCGACCGTCTCCCCCCAGGTGCAGCAGGTGCGCACCCTCACCAGCGCCTCCGAGGAAGACCGGCTCAACCGCATGGCAGACGACCACCGCGTCTACATCCTCAGCTCCGACCTTGAAGCGGACCGCGACCAGCACCGCGTCCAGGTGGAGGAGACGACGTTCTAATTTACAATTTTCGCCGTTTTGATATTTCAAGAAAAGAACCGACACATTTATGGCAAGCATAGTGACAATAGACGGCCTCCCGGTGTACCAGGCAGTCATCAGCGACGAGCAGTGCGGCATGCTCCGCATCAGCCTCGTGGACGACCCAGCGGTCCAGTCCAACTTCGTCGCCTTCTCCAAGAACCAGCAACCCCGGCAGCTCATGTACGCCGTGCAGGACGAGGACAAGCGCCTCGTCCTTGGCGTAGTCATGCGTGCCGACTTCCCCATCTACCGCCGCGAGCCCCTCACCGACGACAAGGAGGTGGAGTTCTACATCATCTACAAGGCCGACACCATCCGCACCATGGCGGAGAAGTACCTGGCCGAGAATCGCCAGAACCTCGTGAACCTCATGCATGAGAAAGGCTCCGAGGTGGAGGGCGTCCAGATGGTGCAGTACTTCATCAAGGGCGCAGGCCTCAACCCTGAGGGCTTCGACAACATCGCCGACGGATCCCTCTTCGCAGAGTTCCACGTCACCAACGACGAGGTCTGGGACGCCATCAAGGACGGCACCTACCGAGGCTTCTCCCTGGAGGGCCTCTTCGACCTGGAGCCGGAGACCGACAAGGACTTCGTGCAGGAAGTGGTCGACACCCTGGACGGCATCTTCTCCCGCATCTTCAAACACTCAAAAACCTACAAGAATATGAAAATGAAAGGACTACTGGCCCGCCTCGCCAAGGCTCTGGTGGAGATGGGCAACCTCACCACCGACAAGGGCATCCTTGCCTGGGACGGAGAGGAAGAACTGAAGGTCGGCGACGCTGTCTTCATCGAGGACAGCGAAGGCAACCGCAGCACCCCGGAGGACGGCGACTACACCACCGAAGACGGCCGCGTCATCGTGGTGGCAGGAGGCAAGGTCACGGAGATCCGCGACGCCGGCACCCCCGCACCCGCTCCTCAGGAACCCGCCGCGGCTGCTGAGGAGAAGAACACCATCAACACCGACAAGGGCGTGCTCTCCTATGAGGGCGAGCTGGCCGTCGGCACCGAAGTGACCGTAGCCGGAGAGAACGGCGAGGAGGTGGCAGCCCCCGACGGCGAGTACGTCGCAGAGGACGGCCGCACCATCGTCGTGGCCGAGGGTAAGGTCACCGAGATCAAGGACGCCGCACCCGCTCCCCAGCCTCAGGTGAACACCCGCATGCAGCGCGTGGCCGAGGCCTTCCAGGAGACCTTCGACGACAAGCTCAAGAAGATCTACAACGCCATCGTGGCGCTGGGCTTCAACTACCCCTGGCTCGTGGAAGCCGGTGAGGAGTTCGTCATCGCCCGCATCTGGAGCGAGACCGACGGAGACATCTACTACCGCTTCAACATCAAGGAGTGGACCGAGGAAGGCGAGCCGGTGCTGGAGAACGGCGTCAAGGTCGTCCCCGCCTTCGTGACCCCTGAGGAGAAGGAAGCCGCCGAGGAGAACTTCTCCCGTGTGCAGCAGGAGCGCGACAGCGCCCAGGCCCGCGTGACTGAGCTGGAGGCCCAGGTGGCCGAGCTCTCCGCCAAGCCCAAGGGCCAGCCCGCCCACGTCGAGCACAACGGCGCACCCACCCAGACCGGCAACAAGGGCCTCGACCGCCTCGCCACCCTCATGGGCGCAAAATAGCGGAATTTTACACAATCCGCGGTTTTGATATTTCCAAGAAACGAGAACAACTCTAAAAATTTACTACTATGCCTTCTTCCAATTTCGTGGTTTCCTCCCTGCCCACCTACGTGCAGGACAACAAGGACCTCATCATCAAGAACTTCGCACTGGTGGGCACCGCATCCCGTCAGCGCTTCGGTCTCCAGACCGGCATCAAGACCTCCGCATACCTGAACTATCTGGAGCTCAACCCGACCCTCCAGGACGGTAAGGGCTGCGGCTTCTCCGCCTCCGGCACCGCCACGCTGACCCAGCGGACCATCACCACGGCCATCATCAAGGTCAACATGGACATCTGCCCCGACTCCCTCCTGGGCAAATACGCCGAGTACCTCGTGCGCATCGGCGCCAAGTCCGACGAGCTCCCCTTCGAGCAGTACATCATCGACGGCATCACCGCCGAGCTGAACAAGAAGATCGAGAAGCTCATCTGGCAGGGTGACACCACCAAGACCACCGACACAGACCTCAAGTGGCTCAACGGTATCCTCAAGCAGCTGGCAAGCGACACCGACAAGGTGGCCGTCAACATCGCCGCCGGCACCGCCATCTACAACGCCATCAAGGCCGTGTACCTGGCAATCCCTGAGGAGACCCTGGAGCGCGGCGCTGAGATCTACATCAGCCCCGCCAACTACCGCGACTTCCTCCAGGCCATGGTGGAGAAGAACTACTTCCACTACAGCGGTCCCCAGGACGCTGCCCCGGAGGAGTTCGTCTTCCCTGGTACGGACGTGAAGGTCGTGAAGACCCCCGGCCTCGCCGGTGTCAACAACCTCATCGTTGCCTCCTTCCCGGAGAACTTCGTCTACGGCTGCGACGCCGAAGGCGACCTGGAAGAGGTGAAGATCTGGTTCAGCGACGACGACGACCTCTTCAAGCTGAAGGTGAAGTGGAACAGCGGCATCGCCTACCGCTTCCCGAACCAGGTCACCCTCGGAACCATCGCAAGCTCTTAGTGCCCCCTGCGGTGGCTTTACGGACACTTTCCCGCGCGGGTTGGTAAATTACCCGCCCGCGCTTTTTCAATCGCTTAAAACCCACTAATTATGGCTTGTGCACAAACTCTCAACGGCATCATCAACGACTGCGCCCCCAGCATGGGCGGCATCGTGGAAGCATACATCGCCAACTTCGCAGACGTCACCAGCGTGACCGTCACCGACAACAAGGTGAGCGCCATCGCCCTGGCCTCCTCGGCTAAGTTCAAGAAGTACGCCTTCCCCCGCAACACTGGCTCCCTGACGAGCAACTACACCATCGACGACGCCGCCGGCTCCAAGTTCGTGGTCTCCGACCTGGTCCTCCAGTTCAACCGCATGGAGACGGCCAAGCGCATCGAGATCACCGCCCTCGCTCAGGGTGAGCTCGCTGTCATCGTCAAGGACGCCAACGGCAAGTTCTGGTACCTCGGCAAGGACGCCCCCGTCAAGGCCTCCGCAGGCGACGGCCTCACCGGCACCGCCCGCGCCGACCGCAACGGCTACTCCGTCACCCTCCAGGACAACTCCCTGGAACTGCCCCTGGAGGTCCAAGACTCTATCATCGACGACATCGTCTCGGCCTAAACCCCCGCCTCCCTCCTGCCTGCAGCCGCGTCCCTCAACTCTGGGGCGCGGCTCTTTGTTTACGATTTTGGCGGTTTTGATATTTCAAGAAAAGGAGAAACCAAGATGCTCTACATCACCCTCGACAAGAACATACAGCAGGCCTACGTCCCGCGCAACGGCGCCACCGCCCAGCCGGTGAGCCTGGAGGCTGTCAGCACCTCGGACCGCGGCATCGGCGCCAGCTTCGTCCTCCACGAAGTCCAGACCACCGGCGCCTTCTTCCTCATCACCCTGGGCCTCCTGGAAGGGCTGCACGAGGGCGAGTGGGAGTGGACCCTGACCCTCGACGACGGCAGCGCCGTCACCGGCCTCATGCAGGTGGTCGCCTCTCAGGACGACGCGGTCCAGTACAACAAGGAAATACAATACAAGCAATATGGAGAATAACAACACCACCCTGCGGGTCAGCTTCGCAGCCATCGACCCCTACATCGAGACCAACATCGTCTCCCCGACCGAGAAGTCCCAGAACGGGCGCGGCTGGGTGGAGTGGGGCGACCGCAACGGCTACGCCGACTACCTGCTTGAGCTCAGCAAGCAGGCCCCGACCCTCCGCGCCGTCATCAACGGCACCGTCGACTTCATCGTCGGCGACGACATCACCATCTCCCAACTGCCGGACACCGCCTACACCCCCGGAGTCATGAACACCAGGGGCGACACCATCCTCTCCCAGGTGGAGAGCATCGCCCGCGACCTGGAGACCTACGGCGGCTTTGCCCTCCAGATCATCCGCAACGCCCTGGGCAAAATCGTGGAGGTCTACTACTGCGACATGCACTTCCTCCGCTCCAACAAGGACAACACCGTCTTCTACTACTCCGAGAACTGGAACGCCGGCAAGCGCAAGATAGTGGAGTACCCGGCCTTCATGCACATTCCCCCGGAGAAGTGGTCCACCCTCACCGCTGATGAGAAGGAGCGCCAATACAACTCCATCCTCTACGTCAAGAAGGAGCACACCCAGACCTACCCGCTGCCGGTCTACTGCGCCGCCGTGAAGGAGTGCGAGATCGAGCGCTGCATTGCCGACTACCACCTCAACGCCATCAACAACGGCTTCACCTCCTCGCTCATCGTCAACTTCAACAACGGCGTCCCATCCGACGAGGTCCGCGAGGAAATCGAGAAGAACTTCAACGAGAAGTTCAGCGGCCACCAGAACGCCGGGCGCATCATGTTCTCCTGGAACGACAACAAGGACGCCGCTACCACCATCACCGAGCCGAAGGTGGAGGACTTCGGGGACCGCTACAAGGCCCTCTCCTCCCACGTCCGCCAGCAGATCTTCACAGCCTTCAGGGCCAACCCCAACCTCTTCGGCATCCCGACGGAGAACCTCGGCTTCTCCCAGGAGGAGTACGAGAGCGCCTTCAAACTCTACAACCGCACGGCCGTCCGTCCAGCCCAGCGCCTCATCATAGAGACCTACGAGAAGATCTACGGCACGCCGGGCGTCATCACCATCACCCCGTTCTCCCTCCAGGCGGAGACCGAAAAAACCGTACAATAAGCCATGGCAACCACCGAAATACTGCTCACCAGCGAGACCTTCGTGAAGGAGGTCTCCAGCATCAGCGACAACCTCGCCGGCAAGTACCTGCGCCCCTCCATCCGTGAGGCGCAGGACATCCAGTTCCGAGGCATCGTTGGGGACACTCTCCTGGCGAAGCTCAAGCAGCTGGTGGCCGACAAGACCATCACCGCCGAGGAGAACGCCCACTACAAGAGGCTCCTCGACCGTGCCCAGTACCTGCTGGCCTACGTCGCCATCGTCGAGACGGCCCAGAAGGTGACCTTCAAGATAGCCAACGCCGGAGTGGTCCAGACACCCGACGAGAACGTCCAGGTCGCGGACCAGCCCGACATTGGCCGCGTCCAGTCCTACTACCAGGCGAAGGCAGACACCGCCACCATCGACCTCCAGAACTACCTCCTGAACAACTGGATGGACTACCCGGAGCTCACGGAGGGCGACTACCACCGCATCCACTCGAACCTTTACAGCGCAGCCTCCTGCGGTGTCTTCCTCGGCGGAGCCCGCGGCAAGCGCCTGCGCAGTACCAAACACTGCAAGTAATGAACCTCCTCCAGACACTCCGCGCCATAGAAAAGACCGCCGCCCTCCAGCCCAACGTGGGGACGGTGGTCCGCAACGACGTCTTCCGCCTCAACGCCTCGCCGGTGGTCCGCTACGGCGTCTTCGCCTGGCTCCAGAACGAGCACAGCACCAACGCGGAGACCGGCATCATCACCTACAACTTCACCTTCTTCTACGTGGACCGGCTCACCGCCCGCAAGGACAACGAGGTCGCCATCCAGTCGCAGGGCATCGAGACGCTGGAGAACATCCTGCAGGCGCTCCCGGCCCTGGGCCTCTTCCCCGGCGACTACTCCTTCCGCACCTTCAACCAGCGCTTCGCAGACGAGTGCGCCGGTGTGTTCTGCAACGTCTCCATCGAGGCCGCGAAGGACACCCTCTGCGCTGAGGCCTTCGCCTTCATTGAGAACGAGGGAGCCTACAACCTGGACTACAACGAGGACTACCAGGTCTTCGAGTGGAAGACCAAGGACCGCACCGTTTACATCATTTAACACTCAACGATATGGAAAAGAAACTCAACGCGCAAATGTGGCTGGGGGTGGTGATAGCCATCGCCGGCATTGCTCTCCTCTTCTGGGGACTGCTGACGCCTCCGGGCGGACAAATCGACTCTTCCGTGCTTGTGGCCTTCGGTGAGGTGGCAACCTTTGCCGGGAGCCTCATCGGAGTGGACTACCACTACCGCTTCAGGGAGTACGAAACGAAACTCAAAAACGAATAATATGGCAAAAATCAAAATCTCCGGGGAGCAGCCCTTTCAGGTAGGGGCGCCCCGCTTCTGCATCGGCCAGACGCCGGCAGGCTACACTCTTCAGTACAGCGCCGACGGCGTGCACTTCACTTCCTGGGAGGAAGGAACGCTGGCGGAGACCGACCAGGTGGTCGCCAACGCCGCGGAGGGCATGTACTTCCGCCTCCTTGGCAACACCGGCGAGGACATCGTCGTAACGTGGTAAGCCCATGGCCGCACTCATAGACCTCGCCAAGATCAACTTCGCCGGGCGAGGCTCAGGTGACCCCGGCGAAAGACTCCCGGACTACAACGCGGACTACTCCCAGGACTACCGCGCAGCGCTGCCGGAAGATAACAACGAATAAACCAATTTTTCAACATTATGGCAAAGTACAACAACCTCATCGCAGCCATCAAGGCTGCCATCCGTACCAACGGTTCCCAGGCTATCACGGCCGCCATCCATCAGGGCATCCTCCTGCAGGTGGTCGGTAAGCTCGGCGCCGCCTACCAGGTGGGCGGTGTAGTCGTCCCCACCGACGTCTTCGACTCCGCCACCCTCGGCGACGTGAACATCATCTACGTGGCCTGCACTCCGGGCCGCTACCACGCCAGCTTCGGCGGCTTCTCCCTCCTTCCCGGCCAGGTGGCTCTCTTCATCTACGACGGCAGCTGGAAGAAGCAGATCATCTCCTACTACGGCAACGACCAGGTCTACGGCATCCGCCACTACTACAACAACTCCAGCCCGGACCTCACCCGCATCGGTGCGGCCGCCCTGCATCAGGAACTGCCCGTCCAGAGCCAGATGCGCCGCTGCGTAGTGGACTCCACCGGCGCCGTGAAGTACTACCTCAGCGCCACCGACTCCACCAAGAAGGCCGACGGCACAGCCGCCAACCTCACCGGCGCAGACGGTCAGGTGATGGTGGAGATCCCCGCCCACTACCGCAAGTGCTCCCTCAACAGCACCCAGGGCTACATGGACGTGGAAATCTCCCTCTACCCCTTCGAGGGTGCCATCCCCGTGCCGCGTTACCTGGTGGGCGCCTACGAGGCCTCCCTGGACCGCGACAACAACCTCCTGAGCTCCGTGGTGAACAACACCGCAGCCTTCCGTGGCGGTAACAACACCGCAGACTGGGACGGCACCTACCGCTCCCTGCTCGGCCTGCCTGCCACCAACATCAGCCTCACCGCCTTCCGCACCTACGGCCGCAACCGTGGCACCGGCTGGGGCTGCTATGACTGGAACGCGCACCTGGCTATCTACTGGCTCTTCGCCATCGAGTACGCCACGCTCAACAGCCAGAAGGCCTTCGACTCCACCCTCACCGAGGAGGGCTTCCACAAGGGCGGGCTGGGTCCCGGTGTCTCCAACTTCAGCAACTGGAACACCTACAACTCCTACAACCCCATCATCCCTTGCGGCTTCACCAACAACCTGGGTAACAACACCGGCGTGGTGACCTTCACCCTCACCCCTGAGCAGGCTGAGGCCTACGGCTCCGAGCACTCCGAGAGCGTGCCCAGCTACCGTGGCATCGAGAACCCCTTCGGCCACATCTGGAAGTGGACGGACGGCGTCCTCGGCAAGGGCGTCAACGACGAGTACCAGGAGATCTACGTGAGCCGCGACCCGGCCCAGTATGCCAGCACCATCAACGACTCCTACGTCGACATGGGCCACGAGGCAACCGCCAACGGCTACTGCAAGGCCATCATCGCCTCCGATCCTTCCCATCCTCAGGAGCAGAGGGTCTACGGCGACATCTTCGACCGCGACGACTCCGGCAGTGCCAGCACCTTCTTCTGCGACTACCACTACCACGCCAATGCTAACAACACCATCTACGGGCTCCTGGTTGGCGGTTACGCGAGCAACGGTGCCTATGACGGTCTCGCGTGCTTGAACGTCTACTACGCTCCCGATTACGCTAGCGCGATCATCGGCTCCCGCCTTTGCTGGTCTGAATAAACCCAGCCCTGGCTTAACGAAATCACGCCCCACGAACCTGGGGGTCACATCGCGGCCCCCAGGTTTTAACGAAAAAACGAAAACAACATGGAAAAGGAAATTTTTGAAGACGACGGCAGCCTTGCCTGCCTGCATCTGCCCGCAGACCGCGCGAACAAGCGCTTCGTGTGCAAGGAGGAGCGGCAAGAGAACCTCATCAACAAGACGTTCTGGCTGCAGGACTTCTTCCCGGACGTCCAGACCCGTTTCGGCACGCGTCACCTCTACAAGGCGACCTACGAGAAGGACGACCCCGACGGCAAGGCCTTCAAGGTTTTCACCGGCGCGGCCGCCTGCAAGTACGTTCTGGAGAAGCTGGCCGAGCTGGGGAAATTTCCGCGCCGTGTGACACTCAAGAAGGAAGGGAAGAACAACTACTTCTTCGAATAGTCCGAAAGGTTGCAAAGGGGCGCGGGCTCCAGGTTGGCGGTAACGCGAACAACGGTGCCAATGACGGTCTCGCGTACTTGAACGTCAACAACGCTCCCGAGAACGCTAACGCGAACATCGGCTCCCGCCTTTACTGATCCACTCAGCAAGTAACACCTCCGCACGCACAAGTGCACCCCCTTTGGACCCTGCCTCTCGGCAAAAGACATCGCTGACAAAACGCCGCGTTAGTACCCAGGAGGAAAGCCCGGCACAAGACCAGCAACAAAATGAAAAGAAACGACTATCTATTCGACAAGATCTGCAGCATGGAGAACCTCCGGCTGGCTGACTTCAAGGCCCGCAAGGGCAAGAAGCACAACCGGGGCGTCCAGCTCTTCGACCGGGACCCTGAAGGCAACCTCCAGCGGCTCCGGGCTCTCCTTCTTTCCGGCCAGTACCACACCAGCCGCTACTCCTTCTTCACCGTCCACGACCCGAAGGAGCGCACCATCGCCCGGCTGCCATACTACCCGGACCGCATCGTGCACCATGCCATCATGAACGTCATCGAGCCCATCATCACGAAAATGTACACGGCCGACACCTACGCCTGCATCAAGGGCCGGGGCGCACACCTCGCCCGCCACCGTATCATGGAGGCCATGCGCAAGGACCCGGAGGGGACGACCTACTGCCTCAAGCTCGACATCCGCAAGTACTACCCCTCCATCGACCACGACATCCTGAAGGGCATCCTCCGCCGCAAGTTCAAGGACGTGCGGCTGCTGGGCCTCCTGGACGAGATCATCGACAGCGCCGACGGCCTGCCCATCGGCAACTACCTCAGCCAGACGCTCGCCAACGTCTTCCTGGCACACTTCGACCACTACGTCAAGGAGGTGCTCCGCGTGAAGTACTACTACCGCTACGTGGACGACATCGTCGTCCTGGGCGCAGACAAGGCCGAGCTCCGGCGCATCTTCTACGCCATCCGCGAGAGGCTGGCCGCCCAGAAGCTCAGGGTGAAGGACAACTGGCAGATCTTCCCGGTTGAGGCCCGCGGCATCGACTTTCTGGGCTTCGTCTTCAGGCACGGCTACGTGCGCCTCCGCAAGCGCATCAAGCGCAACCTCTTCCGCACCCTCGCGCACCTGCGCAAGGTCTGCAAAACTACCAAGGAAATCCGGCTGGCCGTTGCCTCGTACATCGGCTGGCTCAAGTATACCAACTCCCGAAACCTTATCAACACTTTAAATTCATTTTCTTATGGCAAAGTCTTTTAGCACTACCCGCCCGGAGAAGGTCGCCCAGTACGACCACTCCCACGTCATCCTCTCCTACAACATCGTAGCAGTGGAGGCCACCGAAGACCGCGAGGCCGGCTTCGAGTTCGACACCGTCATCGTTCCCAACATCTCCAAGGGTGCCATCGTCGAGGCCCTCATACGCACCGGCTTCTCCTTCGAGAAGGACGGCAACGTCGTGGACCACCCCGGCTTGTCCATCGGAGAGGAGTTTGCTCTCAACCGCCAGCGCAACTCCAAGAAGGCCGAGTTCAACGACTACAACGACTTCGCGGAGGCCGCCAAGGCAACCGCCGACGCTATCCTCGCGGAGTAATGAGTAAGTACTTCTCGCCCTCGGAGTTCAAACGCTGCACTCCGTCCTGCGACATCAGCCAGATGGACGCCGGCTTCCTTCAGGTCCTCGACGAGGTCAGGGAGGGCGCCGGCATCCCCTTGGTGCTGAACTGCGCCTACCGTTCCCGCGCCTACGACATCAGCAAGGGCCGGAGCGGCAACAGCGCACACACCAGGGGCAAGGCTGTAGACATCCGCGCCAACTCTTCTGCCACCCGCTACAAGATCGTGGCGGCCGCCCTGGGTGCCGGCATCCGTCGCATCGGTATCGGCAAGACCTTCGTGCACATCGACGACGATGCCTCCCTCCCTCAGGGCGTCATCTGGCACTACTACGACTAAGCCATGGCGACAAGCAACTACCAACCGCCCCGGAACCAGGACAACTCCTGGCTGCGCTGGGTTTTCTGGGTGGGTCTCATCCTCACCCTCCTGGGCCTGAACCTTGCCGTCTCCTGCTCTCCGAAGATATACGAGAGGGTGGTCTACCAGCACGACACGACCTACGTCCAGAGCGTGAAGGTGGACTCCGTCTTCCGTAAGGACTCCGTCTTCGTCAAGGAGAAAGGGGACACCGTCTTCATCTACAAGGAGCGCATCCGCGACCGCTACGTCTTCAGGCACGACACCCTGCGCCTCGTGAAGGTTGACAGCGTGGCCGTAGAGCGCGTCAAGGAGGTCAAGGTAGAGAAACCCCTATCCGCGTGGAAATCGGCCAAAATAGGGGCTTTTTGGTGGCTGGTGGCCGCCGTGCTCCTTCTCCTCCTCTGGACTTTCCGCAAACCAATCCTCAAACTATTGCATCTATGAGAAAAATCTGGGACAAAATCGTCGCCTGGGTGCTGAGCATCCCCGCCGACAAGCGGCTGCACTTCGTCTGCGGCCTCATCATCGCCGCCTTCTTCGCCATCGCGCTGGGCATGAAGTTCTGCTTCTGGCCGGTGATCTTCTTTGCCGCCGGCAAGGAGGTCTTCGACATCTTCTCCAGCGGGCAGAAGTTCGACTGGAAGGACTTCGCGGCCACCCTCCTGGGTGCCCTGGTTCCTCAGGTCTTCGTGCTTCTCCATCTTTGGTGGTTCTGACCTCAGGGAGCCGGGCCCGTCGGAAAGGCTGCGAGCTCCTGGAGCGGGGGAGTCCTTCGGGGCTCCCCTTTTTGGCAATTTTTGGGTGGAAAGTTGGAAAATTTGACCTTCTTTTGGAAATTTTTGTCGGAAAATTGATATTTTATTTTGAAAATTCAAATAAAAGACTTACATTTGTACCCAGAAAGTTGAACCCTAACACCCAAGACAATGAAACGCACCTACGAAATCGCCAACAACATCGAGACCTTCGGAACCAAGACCTCTAAGAGCGAGGCTATCAAGGCCGCCAAGGAAATCGCCCGCCGCCACCGCATTTCCGTATCAGTATATAGCGTGACCGAGTTCGGCTTCGTCTCCTGCATCTTCACCGCCGAATAAACCCTTAACACCCGAAAACAATGACACAGCAAGAATTTGAAACCCTGACCGGCCTGACCGTCACCACCACCGAGTACGCCTACATCGAGCGCGTCTACCTGGCCTCCAACTTCCAGAAGGCAGAGTTCTGCAAGGAGTGGAAGAAGAACCACAGCCTCGCCACCTCCAACCTGGTCTGCGACCTGGTGATGGAGATCGAGACGCTCCGCGGCTCCTACGAGACCCTCCAGAAAGAATACACCCGCGCCTGCGACGGCGCCAAGGCCGAGGTCAGCAGCATGGCCGACTTCCTCATCCTCCAGGCAGAGAAGTGGAGCGCCTCCGACCTCCGCGAGAAGGCCATCAAGATGGTGGGCATCAAGGAGTACATCCGCCGACGCCTAAACTTCGGCTTTGGCCTCTGGGAGGAAGACAAGAAGGCCCTCACCGAAATCCTCGCCGCAGAATAATCAACCGGGGGCTCCGGCCCCCACAAGCCCTTTCACCCTATGACACGATATTACCTACTTGCCGCAAAGTCCATCGAGCAGGGCTACACCCCGGAAACCTTTATCCAGGATGCCGATGATGCCCGCAGGCACCACTACTGCGATGATTTTGACCTCTATGTATCCACCTACGCCACCGATGCCGAAGGGTATCTTTGGGAAGGTCTGCACCAGGGCCCGGCCTATATCCGGGGGATAAGTGTTACCTCCCACGATGATACCACCATCCAATGGTTCGTTAGAACCTGGGTGAAACTTGGATACCTGGAAGAAGTAATCCCCGTAACCCTTTAACCCTTTCACCCATGAACGCACCCACCATACTCCGCAAGCTCGACGGCCGCACCAACGTGGTCGTCGAGGAGCGGCCCCTGACAATCAGCCGCACCGACTTCATCGAGGCCATCGAGGTCCTCTGGCCTGCTGCCCGCTTCGAGTACAACGACGAGCTCGTCCGCGTCTCCGTCTGGCCCACCATCGCCAGCTCACTCCTCACCCGTCCCCGCTACATCTTTGAACTATCCTAACCATGAGTAAGAAATCAAGACCGTGCCGCCCTTCCTACGACACCTGCGGCAACTGCAAGCACTTCCGCAAGAAGAAGGTCACGGACCGCGACGGCACCGTCCTCGCGCTTGGCTACTGCCACGCCATCTGGACGGAGCCTTACCGACACCCAGACCTCCCGCCCTGCAAGAAGTGGAGCGCAAAACCTGACAAGATATGAGCAAGAAACCCCTCAAGTACTACTCCTGCCTGGAGCAACACAAGAACGGCTCCTGGTGGTATCACATGAAGACCTTCCGCCACGCCGTTGAGGCCATCGGCTGGTGTCACAACTTCCTCCGCTGGCGCGACTCCGTCCAGACCGTCATCGAGCACGACGAGCCACTCCCTCAGGAGACACTCTGGACCACCGACTTCGAGAACTTCTGCCCGGTGGGTGACTCAAGACCCGCCGCCACCATCAAGGCCTCGCAAATCTTCACCAAAACCTTCAAAAAATCAGAGTAACAATGACAACCGACGAAATCATCCAAGCCTTCCAGAAGGTCAAGACCGAAGACCCCAAGACCTACTACAACGCCATGGGCGCAGGGGACGACGGCATCAACATCATGCACCCCTTCATCGGCGACTCCTACGCCCTCGGCCTCGTAGCCGGTGCGAAGTACGCCCTTGAACACTTTACCTCTCTCCAGCAGGAGCAGCCGGATAATATAGACAAGGTTTGCCAATCCATCGGCGCAAAACTGAGCCTTGACGGAAACGCCTGGTGCATCCTCCTGGGCGATAATCTTCAGGAAGGCACCTGCGGCTTTGGCGACACTCCGGCCGACGCGCTCGGCTCCTTCATTAAGGAGCTAACACAAAAACCAAAGAAACCATGAGCGACACCCTCTTCGACATTGAGCCGGTGAACACTGGGAAGACATGCAAGACATGCGCCCACCGCATCGTCTACCGCTTCTCCAGTCACTGCTATATCTCGTTCTGCGAGGCCGTCCCGTCCAAGAAGACGAACTGCGGCTACAAGCGCATCCAGTCCAGAAACCACGCCTGCTGGCGTTATAAAGAAGAACCCAAAAACCATGAAAATTGACATTACCCCCCCCCGCAGAGACCTTCTCTGCGCCGGTCTGGGCGCTCTCAGTAAGCGCGTGAAAGACCGCATCAAGAACAACGACAAATACCCGGACCGCCCCAACTCCGCCAAGCACAAGGCCCACAACGAGGCTCGCCTTCAGGAGATAGAGGCCCTCCTTCAAACCCTTAAAACCATCGAACAATGAAACTGAACATACAAAACAACCCCAAGAACGGCGGCCTCGGCGCCTTCTTTGAATGTGACGGCCTGGAGTTCTACGCCGACCTCTGCCTCATCGACCCAGACCTTCCGACGGAGTGCATGATCTTCTCCGCCTACAACGGTCAGGTGATAAACTGGCGGGAACTCTACTGCAAGCGGGGCATCCCCGTGACGGAAGAGAGCCTCGCCAAGTGCGTGGAGGAGTTCATCCATAAGCTCAAGAACAACGACGTCTTCCCGGAGCTTAACCAGAAAGAACTCCGGCTCGTCCTGACGTACAAGTGGTACGACATGATCGACGCCGGTGAGAAGCCGGAGGAGTATCGGAACCTCACCGAGTTCTACCGCTCCAGATTAGAGGGCCGGGACTACGACATCGTCACCTTCTACCGGGGCTATGCGAAGGACCGCAAGACCATGAGCTTCAAGTACGGCGGCTACCGAGTAGGCACCGGCCAGGAGAAGTGGGGCGCAGTACCAGGCAAGCAGTACTACGTCATTAAACTGGGGGAGAGACTATGAGCAAGGAAAGACACCCCCACTACTTCAGGCTCCGCGACCTCAAGACCGGCCGCGAGTTCTTCGCCGAGTGGTCCGACATCGCCGGGGAGTGGTACGAGAAGGACACCGGCACCGCTCACTCCTCCGGCGACGTGGAGATCCTGAGCAAGAACAAGGGCGGAGCAAGACCGGGAGCCGGGCGTCCCAGGACCAAGGCACCCCACCAGAGCATGACGGTCTCCGTCTCCAAGCTCTGCATCGAGGAGGCCCGCGACCTCAGGGCGCGAGGCGTCAAGGTGAACAAGCTCGTCGAGGCCGCTATCCAGGACGCCTGGGACCGCGAAATCTGGCGGGACTTGTGAGTCTCGGAAAATATCACTACCTTTGCCTCATCATTGTGGTACGCCGGGGAACTTCTCCAGCTACCCGGTGAAAGGGTTCGGGAGCTCGGCAGGGGTGCCGGGCTCCCTTTCTTTTGCAGTTTTTGTCCGCATGTTGTCCGAAAATATCGGACAACTCACTTGGCAAGTACTCGGCAGAAACTCGGCAGAGGTCGGCAACTTCTTGAAAATGAGGATATAAAAAAGAAACGTCGGCCTTCACAGGCGGACGCTCTACTAACCACATAATTAATAACACTAATTACTCCGCCCGGAACACCTCCCAGGGCCCTCAGTCCCCGAAAAACGGAAACGCCCCGACGAAACCCGCACACCAAAACACACCCAGTGCGTATTGGTGAGTGAAAATTTTGTCCTATATTTGTCCGAAAACCCACAAAACCCAATGATAACCTACAAGCCCATCATCATCCAGGGCGGCAGGAGGAAGGACGGCACGTACCCGGTGAAGGTCCGCGTCACCTTCAGGGGCGTCTCCCGCCGCCTACCCACCACGCTGGTCTGCACCGACCAGGACATCACCCGCTCAGGCAAGATCAAGAACGCCACGATCCTCCAGAAGGCCGGGGAACTCATCACCCGCATGCGGGCAACGTGTGACAACTTGTCACCCTTCACCCTGGAGGGCTGGACCGTGGACGACGTGGTCGCCCACATCCGCACCACCCTCACCGCCCAGACGTTCAAGCTGGACTTCATCGCCTTCGGCCGGGACTTCATCCTGAGCAAGGACGAGGGCACCCGCTCCAGCTACACCACCGCCCTCAACGCCTTCTCCCGTTTCCTGGGCTCCGACTCCATCGACGTCAACGAGATCACCCGCGCCCAGCTCGTGGCCTTCCAGGAGTGGGCGGACCAGCAGGGCCGTGTCTTCTACAACTACCGCAAGGGTGAGTACCAGAGCACCGGCAAGCCGACCGCCCAGGGCGGGAACGCCGGCCGCTGGACGCAGCGCCTCGCCCACATCTTCCAGGCAGCGAAGGAGCGCTACAACGACGAGGACGCCGGGCGCATCCTCATCCCCCGCAGCCCCTTCGCCTCCATCCCAAAGCCGAAGGTGGTGAACAACGGAGAGAACCCGCTGCCGGTTGAGGTGATGCAGCGCGTCATCGACGCCCGCCCGGAGAAGGAGCAGGAGCGCATCGCCCTGGCCGCCTTCGTCGTCAGCTTCGCCACCATGGGAGCCAACCTTGCGGACCTCTACGACGCCGCGCCGCCAAAGGGCCAGAAGTGGCGCTATTTCCGCCGCAAGACCACCAAGCGAAGAAGGGACCGGGCGGAGGTGTTCGTGGCCCTGGAGCCCGTCCTGGGGCCCTTCGTGGAAGTCCTGCAAAGGGCCGGAGAAAAGGCCGGAGAGTTCTGGCTTCCCGCCCTCCACATCTGGGGCTCCTCACGCATCGCCAACACCCAGGTCAACAAGTACCTCCACGAGTGGCAGGACCGGGAAGGGCTGGAGCGGTTCAACTTCTACGCCGCCCGGCATACCTTCGCCACCCTCGCCCGGCGGCTGGGGGTGGAGAAGGCCACGGTGGACGAGGCGCTCGCGCACGTGGGAGACTACCGCGTCACCGACATCTACGCCGAGCGCAACTGGGAGCTCAGCTGGGAGGCCAACCGCAAGGTCCTCGCCCTATTCCAGTGGCCGGGTGAAGGTGTAGACGACCCAGAACGGGTCCCCGCTGCGCAGGACGAGCCGGTCAGCGGTGACTGAACGCACCAGGTAACCACGGCGGGTTGAGGCCTGCATGATTATCAGGGAGTCCACCTGCCTGGACGTATTCCGCTTCCACGTGACGAAGCGGTCATTGAACACACCATTTCCGCCCTCATTGAACTGGAGGAAGCGGGCCCGGTGGCTGCTGGCATACGCGGACACCTCCGCATACGTGGACTCCCCGGCTGTGTAGTACGGCACCTCCTGCTCCAGTGTCCAGCGGCCAAGGAGATGGTCAGCGCTCCCACCCTTCTGGCAGGAGCAGCACACCGCCACAAGGGCGGCAAGTATCAAGGTCTTCTTCATGGTTGCAAAGGTACGGAAATTATGACGGCGGGAAACGGTCCTGCTCAAAACCGAAGATCAGATCCACCAAGCGCAGCATGAACTCGACGTCCCCCTCCAGGCGTTTCGCCTCCAGGAAGTCGTCGGGCTTCAGGGCGTCGTTTACACTTTCCGCGTTTTTGTTATTTCTATATGGATGTTTTTCGAGATCTGACATAATCGGTTATTAGTTTTGTGGTTAGAAGTGCCGGGCCCGCTGCGAAGCGCCGCCCGGTTTTTATTTGCCATCAGCTCGGAAGTTTTTTGGGGCGTGCAGTCCAAGGCCCACGACGCCGGTGCCCTGGTACTGGGCCAGCAGCTGAGCCTGGATGCGTATCGTCTCGCTCATGTTCTCCATCGTCTGCCTGAAGGCCTCAGGCACCCAGAAGCCGTTCTCGGCCGGTGCCGCCGCCGGTGTTTCCTCCAGCCCGTGTTCTATTGCAAAGGATCGGACCTTGCGGACCAGTGAGTCCGTGAGGTTCTTTTCGTCTCCGTTGAGGGCAGCAGAGAGCCCGGACCGGCTCACTCCCAGGATCTGGGCAAACTCGAACTGCTTCGAGCAGAGGCCGGCGGCCATCGCCTTCAGCATGACGTTTCGGATGTACTCTTTTTTGTCGTTCATAGTGGTGGGGTGTTAAGGGGTTATTGGTTCAAAAATCTAAGTTTTGCACAAAAAATCTAAAAAAGTTTTGAAAATTGGATTTTTCTTCCTACCTTCGCAGTACCAATGAACAAATATATAAATAAAAATTGGAAATTATGACAAACACCCCCTCACTCAAGCAGGCCATGAAAGACCTCCAGCCCGGAGACAGCCTGGTCCTCACTCCTTCCCAGAAGGAGCAGACGGCCCGGTCCTACGCCTCCGACCTCGGCTTCATGCTCATGCGCCGCTACTCAGTCAGCCGAAACCGGCAGACCCGTTCCATCACCGTAACCAGGTTGCAGTAGTATGGACCGCCTTGAGAACCTCGTGAAGTCCGCCGCCGCCATGGGAGCCGCCTCCGTTCTGGAGACCCTGGGCATCAGTGCCGGGGAGATCTCCCAGAGGAAGGCCCGCGCAACCTACGGCAAGTGGTTCAAAGACGCGGAGGCCTCCGGCCGCATCCGTCCGTCAAGAATTGACAACGGCAAGAACGGAACCCGCCACTACCGCGTCGTGGAGATCCAGGAGCTCAAGACCGCCGACCTCGTCAGGGCGGAGTTACAACTGACGGGACGAACCCTTTAACCCCCACCACAATGAAAAAGACCATCGAAACCATCCTCGGCCTCGTCTGCTTCCTGGCAGTAATCCTGGCCGGAGCAGAGAACCCAGACGGCTCCTGCAACTTCCTCTGGACCCTTTCCTGCCTTGCCATCGCCGGCCTCTCCGGCTGGGCCTTCGGTAAGGTATCAGACCACAAAACAATCAAATAAACCCCAACCACTATGGCAGACACCAAGAAAGCACCTGCACCCGCGCAGGACATCATCGTCAAGGACTCCGTCTTTGGCAAGCTCGCCGCGGTCAACTGCAACGAGCACATCGAGAAGAAGAACAACGGCAAGGTCGAGCTCTCCTACCTCTCCTGGGCATGGGCCTGGCATTACATCAAGAGCCGCTTCCCCAACGCCTTCTACACCATCTACGAGCGCCCGGACGGCGTGCCCTACTGGACCGACGGCCGCACCGCCTGGGTGAAGACCGGCGTCACTATCGAAGGGCAGGAGCACATCGAGTACCTCCCCATCATGGACTACCGCAACCTCTCCATCCCTCTGGACAAGATCACCTCCATGGACATGAACAAGGCCATCCAGCGCAGCCTCACGAAGGCAGCCGCCCGCCACGGCCTCGGCCTCTACATCTACGCCGGTGAGGACATACCCCTCTCCGAAGCTGAGGCGAAGGAACTGGAGAAGGAGCAGGCCGCCCAGGGCTCCCAGCCCGCCGGCACCCAGCGCCGCACCAACCGCACCGTCACGACAGCAGCACCTGCAGCAGCCGCCCCGGCTCCTCAGGAAGACCCCGTCAAGAAGGCAGCAGAGATCCGCGCCAAGTGGGTCCGCGCCATCGCTGAGGGCATCAAGACCAAGAGCGGCATGAACCCCCTCGACGCCTTCATCAAGAACTTCCACCCCACCGAGGAGGACCTTGCAGAGCTCGACGCCGATGTCATGCAGTACCGCCTGGAGCACAACATCCCCGCCAACTCAGTCCAGGCGTAAGATGGCATCCTTCTACTCCCCGGCACATCGTGCAGCGCTCGAAGACATGCGCATCGCAGAGGTCGACACCTCCGTCTTCACCAAAGAGGAGCTCATCTGCATCTATGCCGGGGTCTACAAGAAGCCGCGCTTCGACTTCCTGAAGGGACAGCACCAGGGCGCGGCCTTCGAAAAAGCCTACAAACAAAACACAAACAAATAAACCCTTTCAATTATGCATTACAATGACATCCAGAGCGCCATGGCTGCGCTCTACCACGCAAACGAAAACTTCAACGCCATCATGGAAGAGAACGGCGGAGAACTCACCCCTGAAGCTGAGGATCTGGAAAGCGTCAAGAACGCCCTCGCGGACCTCCTCACCGGGGAAGGCATCGACAGCCTCGGCCGCTGGCTCAAGTCCAAGGAGGACGAGAAGGCCATGTACAAAGCGGAGAAGGCCGCAGCCGACCGCCGCATCAAGTCCGTCGACAAGACCATCGACTTCATCAAGCAGGAGATCGGCCGCGTGCTTCGCCTCACCGGGCAGGAGAAGGTGAAGGGCTCCTTCTACTCCTTCAGCCAGTTCACCAGCCAGAAGACCAGCTTCGACGCCGAGGCCCTGGACGACAAGTTCCTCGACATGGTGACGGAGGCAGCCCGCAACGCCGGGCTCCCTGCATCGGTGGACGTGGCGCTCAAGACCACGGCCGGGCGCCTGGCCGCTGACGAGAACCTCGCCGAGCTGGTAAGCGTCGACACCGCCGAGACCTGCAAGTTCACCAAACCAAAGAAGGCGGAGGAGTAGTCGTTTACACTTTCAGGGCTTTTGATATTTCCCTATGTAAGGATGCTCGCACCATCCGGGAAATACTGAAAATTACAAGCCCGTATTAGTACGTAAGGTGTGCGAGACCTTGCCGAAAGTTCGGGCTTTTTTATGACAAATTATGGCAGGCAATATCAAAATAATCGAGCCGCGCGAAAACTACCAGAAGGTCGCCAAGGGCATCATCCTCAACGAGAAGGTGGACGCCCTCACCCTGGGCATCTATGTGAAGGTGCTCTGCCTCGGCAAGAAGTGGGAGCTCAACATCAAGGGGCTCGCCTCCACTCTCCACGTCTCAGCCGACAAAATCCGGGCCTCCTTCGCCATCCTGGAAGAGACCGGCTACCTCAGGCGCACCCGCGTCCAGGGCACCAACGGACACTTCTCCGGGTGGGACTACGAGGTCAGCTCCGCACCCCTCACCGACATAGCCAAAACACCGACGTCGGTAAAAACCGAACGTCGGAAAACACCGACGTCGGAAAAATGCCCCGCTATAAATAGAGATAATATACTTGAAAATAGAGACTCAAACCGTAAAACAAAGACTCAAGACTTCACACCCCCGACCGTGCGCGAGGTTGCGGACTACGTCCGCTCGCGTGGGTGGTCTGACCCGGAAGGCTTCGCCCAGTACTACGTCTCCTACCACACCGAAAGCAAGTGGCACATGAGTAACGGCAAACCGATCAAGAACTGGAAGCTCAACGTGGTATCCTGGGAGCCCAACAACAAGAACCGCTTCTTCTCCCGTCCTTCCTTCACCCCCACCCCCAAAGCCACCGCCCCCGCCATGCAGGAGGTCACCTTTGAGGAACTCACGAACATGTAACCCTTTCCCACAATGAGACAACAAGAACAACTCCTCGACTACCAGTTCCCGGACACCACCGACATCGAGCGGCTGGTCCTGGCTGACGCCGTGAGCGCCCCGGAGATCCTGGGCGACATCATCCCGGCGGTCCACCCGGACTTCTTCTCCATGACGGCCCGGCGCAACATCTGGGAGGTGATAGTCAAGTACTACAACGAGGGCCGCACCATCGACCTGGCGACCGTAAGCGCCGCCACCGGCAAGTCCTTCATCGACGAGGTGGTGCCCCTCCTGGGCCAGACCGGCTCCGGCGCCAGCGCCTTCGAGCACGTCGCCATCCTCCGCTCAGGTGCAGCCAAGCGCCGCGCCTACTACGCCACGGCTACCTTCCTGAAGCAGGCCCTCGCGCCCGCCTCCATGGAGCAGGACATCATCACCATGACGGAGGCCTTCGTTGCCCACGTTGAGGGTCCCGCCCCCGTGCAGGTGGAGCAGCGCCTTGACTCCGTCCTCAACAACATCGGCTCCGAGCTGGAGAAGGTAGCAGCAGACAAGGCCCAGGGCAAGAACCGCAAGATCACCACCGGCTTCCGCACCCTGGACTGGTGGTTCTATCAGGGCTGGACCCCCGGCCAGCTGGTGATCCTCGCCGCCCGCCCCTCCGTGGGTAAGACTGCGGTGATGCTCCAGATGGCAAAGGCGGCCGCAGCCTCCGGCGTCCCCGTCCAGATCTTCTCTTTGGAAATGACGGCCCAGGAGCTGGGCCAGCGCATGCTGCTCTCCACGGAGAAGCTCAAGACGTCGGACTTCAGCTCCGGGGACGTGAACTGGCAGGCCTTCGAGGAGGCCAACGGCCAGCTCGCCCCGCTGCCGCTCTACATCAACGACTTCTCCCGGAGCCTCGACGAAATCGTCACCCGCCTCAACCAGTCCGTCAAGCAGAAGCGCTGCAAGATCGCCTTCATCGACTACCTCGGCCTCTTCCAGGATGCTCTGGCCCTGGGCAACGTCAAGCTCTACCAGGTCATCGCCAAGATCACCGGCACCCTGAAGGCAGCCGCCAAGCGCCTCGGCATCCCGGTGGTGCTTCTCTGCCAGATGAACCGCGACGCCGTGAAGGAGAAACGCGCCCCGGAACTCTACGACCTCAGGGACTCCGGCTCCATCGAGCAGGACGCCGACATCGTCCTCATGCTGGACCCGAAACCCAACGAGGGCCGCATCTACATGTGGGTGCGCAAGAACCGCAACGGCAAGCGCGACAACGCCCTCATCCTGGTGCCCAACAACTCCTACACAGCCTTCGAGGAAGGGAACGCCCTGCACGAGCTCCGCAGCCCTTCCGAGTCTCCCGTCCAGACCTCCCTGGACCTCCACCACGAGCCTGAAGAACAACAAGACCTACCCTTCTGACCTATGGCATACAAACCACACAACGAGAACCTCTGCCTCCGCTGCCGGCTATATGTGGGGGGGGGTATGTAGGAAGAACCAATACGACTACTGCAAGATAACAAAATCAACAATCACCCAGCACAATGACACCGATAAACATTGAACGACGCTGCAAGGAGGAGACCGACTCCATCCGCAACCGGGTCCAGAAGTCCAAGACCATGACCCCCGGCGAGAAGAACGCCATCCTCAACCGGCTGGCCGCCCTCGACCAGTGGAGCAAGAAGGTCGCCAAGCAGCAGCTCACCCCGCACTACCGCCACGCCGCCTATGACGCCCGCACCAACGACGACATCGCCGCCCAGATGCGTGCCAAGAAGGCCGTCTTCGCCGCCCTCATGGCTGGCCGCCGCGTGGACCTCACCATGGCCGCGGAGTTCCAGGTATCCCAGATGCACACAGCCATCGCCCAGATCCGCCGCGACATCTACCGCAAGCACCCCGACCTCATCCTCTGCGACGAGTGGCTCCGCCCTGACGACGGCCGCCGTCCTTACAAGCAGTACTGGCTGGTCCAGAAGGAGGGCGCAGATGCTTAGCCCCGTCTCCTTCATCGCCGGCCTCCTGGTCGGCTTCGCGCTGGCCTTTGCCTGCCTCTGCATCCTGGTCTGGGCCGTCTCCCACATGCCCGACGACGACGACCACTTCGACCCCTTTGACAACGATAACAACTTCTAAACACAAACAACAATGGCAAGTTACAACAACATCATCCTCCTGGGCAACATCGGCAACGTCCAGGTGAAAACCTTCCAGAACGGCGGCAAAGTCGTAGAAGCCGCTCTTGCAACATCCAAACGGTGGAAAGACCGCAACGGAGAACTCCGCGAGGAGACCCAGTGGCACAACCTCATCATCGGCGGCAACCTCGCCGACACCGCGGAGAAGTTCGTCCAGAAGGGCGACCCGCTCTTCGTGACCGGGGAAATGACCTACCGCAAGTACCAGGACCGGGACGGCAACAACCGCTCCATCCCTGAGGTCCGCGTGCTCACCCTCCAGCTCCTGCCAAAAGGTATGAAGGAGGGCACCGCGTCCAACTCCGCCACCGGGCGCCCCGCCGCCCCTGCCGCTCCTGCCGCTCCTGCCGGTCCGGCATCTGACCCCGCACTCGTGAGCGCCGGCCTCGTCGACCCTCAGGAAGGCGACGGCGATCTGCCCTTCTAAACCCTGACGGCTATGTACTGCTCCGAGTGCCGTTTCTTTTCCGACCTGGGCCGCTGCCGCAACGGCGCGGCTCGTCGGTCGGACGTGGGCTTCTTCCAGAAGGCCTGCGACAAATTCCTGCCCCCCCCCTCCGAAGGAGGATAACCAAGAAACCACAAAACAACAAGAACCCATGGAAAAGGAAACCAAAACCGCCCCGGCCGAGACCGAGGCACCCAAGACCAAGAAGTGCCGCGAGTGCGGACGTGAACTTCCGCTGGACCAGTTCAGCAAGAACCGCAACGGCATCCTGCACGTGTGCAAGGACTGCATGAAAACCAAGCGAGCCAAGGCCGCAGAGAAAGGCCAGCAGATCGGCCGCTACAAGACGCCGGAGCGCAGGCCCTCCGAGACCTTCGTCTCCGCGCTGACACCCCTCGGCGACACCGCCCTCATCGAAGAACTGAAGAAGCGCGGCTACACCGGCACCCTCACCAAAACCCTCACCGTCGAGCTATGACCTACCTCTTCTTTGACACCGAAACCACTGGCGTCCCTAAGAACTACAAGGCGCCCTCTTCCGACCTTGAGAACTGGTCCTGCAGACTGGTCCAGCTCTCCTGGATCGTGAAAAACGACAAGCAGGAGGAACTCTCCCGCGGCAACTTCATCGTCAAACCTGACGGCTTCGAAATCCCCACCGAGGCTTCCGACATCCACGGCATCACCACGGAGAAGGCCCTTGCCGAGGGCCTGGAGCTCAAGAAGGTGGTCTACTACTTCCTGGGTGCCTGCAAGCTCACCGACGTCCTTGTGGGCCACAACGTCAGCTATGACGTGCACGTGGTCGGCGCGGAAATGATCCGCTGCTTCCAGAAGGACTACATCGAGAAGCAGGAGACCATCGACACCATGCTGGCGTCCGTTGACTTCTGCAAGATACCCGGCAAGTTCGGCTTCAAGTGGCCGAAGCTCATGGAGCTCCACCAGAAACTCTTCGGCTGCGACTTTGACAACGCGCACGACTCCTCGGCCGACATAGCCGCCACGGAGAAGTGCTTCTGGGAACTCAAGAAGCGCGGCATCCTATGACCTACGACCACTGCCAACCCGGCGAGCGCGTCAGCTGGCCGACACTCAACGGCACCGCCTCCGGCATCGTGGAGGAGAACGGCGACCGGGGCGTTCTCGTCAGGATGGATGGTGGCGGCCTCATGGTCCTCGGAACGGAGCACTCAATCCGCTACGCCGCAAAGGAGCGCGAGCGCCGCATCGAGGCCAACATGAAGAAACACTCAAACCTTTCAAACAAATAAACATCATGAACAAACCCAAGACCGTCCGCCTGCCTCAGGGCAGCGCACCCAAGCCCCTCACACAGCAGGAGCAGATCGCCGCAATCTCCCGCGGCTTCACCCAGCAGTTCAACTCCATCGCCCAGGGCGTCCTCTTCAACCTCGTCCACGGATTCGCCACCTCCGGCGACATCCCCGAACCCGGCAAAATTGTGAAGGCCTCCATCAAAATCACGGAGTCCTTCATGAAGGAGGTCGGCCCGGCTTGCGACAACTCCTTCGACGAGATAGTTGTGAAGCCCCGCCAGACGGCGCAGGAAGCAGTGGAGGGCGAGTAGTATGAAGCAGAAGCACACCAAGGCCAAGAAGGCCCGGCGGTTCAACAACTGGGCCGCCTACCAGAAGAGCCTCTTCAGCACGTCCGTCTTCTGGCGCCGCGTGCAGGGCTTCTTCGGTGCCGACTCCGAGACCTACTCAGCCAAGCACCCCGACATGGATGCAGCGGTGGAGGGCTACAAGTCCCGCCTCGCCCTTGCCCAGAATGGAACCCACGTAAAGAAGTAGCCCATGATCGTCATCGGCATAGACCCCGGAGACCACACCGGCCTCGCAGTATGGGACACGGGCCAGCAGGCGTTCGTCCTGCTGGCTACGCTCCCCCTGCACAAGGCCATGCAGGAGGTCGTCAAGTGGACCACCGCCCCGGAGCTTGCACCGCAGCGCAAGGGCAAGAAGGTCCACGTCGTCTGCGAGGATGCACGCCAGCGCACCTGGTTCGCACCTGAGCGCAACGTCTCCGAGTACCGCGGCAAGCTCATGGGAGCCGGAGCCGCCAAGCGCGACGCAAAGATCTGGGAGGAGTTCCTTTCCGACAAGGACGTCGCCATGCCCTACTCCGACGACCTCGGCCTCACCTTCACCATGCACAAGCCCCAGGCCCACGGCACAAAGTGGGCCGCCGACTACTTCGCCCGCGTCACCGGCTTCAAGGGCCGCACCTCTGAGCACTCCAGGGACGCAGCCCTCCTGGTGTACGGCTGGCGGTAAATTGTTATTTCCAAGTGTGAGTACGAAGTACGAAATAGTGGCGGAGCTCGCCCGCAACCGTGTAGTGGAGGAGATGTGCTGCAACGTTGCGCACGTCTCCACACTCACGGACGACCTCAAGGACCTCGCCCAGATCATCTACGTCGCGCTGCTGGAGTACCCGGACGCCCTGCTCATCGACCTCGCCAAGGACTCCGCCATCCGCTTCTTCATCGCCCGCATGATCATCAACCAGTGGAACACCGACCACTCGCCCTTCCGCGACCTCGTCACACACTTCAGCTCTATCACCGACGAACTGCAACCCAATGAGGACACCACCGAAGACTAAGCACCAGGCCCCCGCCTCCGACGAGGAGGTGCGCGAGGCCGTCCGCGACTACAAGACCATCCGCGAGGACTACCGCTTCGACGGCAGCCTCTTCGCCGCGGAGCCTGACAAGGTCGCCCGCGTCAAGTGGGTCCTCGACCACCGGCTCAGCGACGTCGACCGCACCCTCATCATCCTCTACTGCGACTGCCTCAGCACCCGCAAGCTCGGCAAGCGCCTCGGCATCTCCCACTCCCTCGTGGCAAAGGAGATCCGCCGCATCCGGGAGACAATCCTGGAAGAGTACAACAAAATCAAAGACAATGAGCATCTATTTTGACCTACTGCTGGTGACCGTCATCGTGGTCTACATCGTGGCGCTCTCCGGCTTCACCCAGACGTGGCTGGGGTGGCTCTCCAAGTTCACCGCCCGCTACGGCTACGGCCCCGTCCACCAGCTCCGCCCCTTCTCCTGCCCTCAGTGCATGACGTGGTGGTGCTGCCTCGGCTGGGCAGCGCTCCAGGGCTCCCTCTCCCTGCCCGTCGTGGCATACTGCGCCGCCCTTGCGTTTTTTTCAATTACAGTTGAAAATGTTTTGATATTTCTACGTGAGGGCCTCCTTTGGGTCCTCGGCAAACTAAACGCCCTATGGAAGTAGAACGCCTCACCCCATACCTCCGCCGCCGCGTCATGCGTCTCCCCGTCGAGGAGCGCGTGGTGCTGCACCGGGAAATCCTCCAGAGCCTGGAGTCGCCGGAGCTCGTGCAGACTGACGTGCGGCTCAATCGTCTGGCGGAGGTGATGCAGTCGGTGGCGGGTCTGGACGTGCGTCAACGCACGCGCCAGTCGGACTTCATCCGTGCCCGCGTGGTGTTCGTCTTCGTGGCCCGCGCCGAGGGCTTCAGTCAGTGCACCATCGGCCGCTTCCTGGACCTCAACCACTCGACGGTGTGCTACATGGAGAAGAGGATGCGGGACGCGCTGGCTCTGCCGGTGGCCTTCCAGGACTACATCGCCTTGTACAACCAATTCACAACAGCAATACTATGAGCAAAGAACCCAAACTGAACGCCATCCAGCTGCGCAAGCTGGAGTCCTACGAGCGCTTCTTCGACACGGCCATCCGCTCCGGCTACTCCTCCTACCCAGGTCAGGAGGCCATCGACCGGCTGCTGGAGGTGTGGAAGGAGCTGACGGGGAAGGACTACGCCTTCCGCCCCGGCTGCTCGACGTGCATCTTCAACCTGGTGCGCGACATGGGCACCCTCTACCGTGCCCAGCGCCCCATCGGCTGGAAGGAGAAGAAGGAGGCCGAGAAAGCCGCCCGTGAGGCCGCAAAGGCCGCGGGACAAGGAAAGGCCCAGACGGAGAACGAAAGCCCCGCAGAGGGCACGGAACCGGGCAAGGAGGAGGAGTAGGCCATGAGGAAGGAACGCAAGGTCATAGCCATCGACCGCATCCAGCTCAACGAGGGCCAGCTGGACTGGCTCCCGAAGAACCCGCGCCAGTGGACCCAGACCGACATCGACAAGACAGCCGCCTCCATCCTGGAGGACCCGGACTTCCTTGAGGACCGTCCGCTTCTGGTGGTGCCATTCGGGAAGGAGTTCGTGGCCTTCGGTGGTAACCTTCGCCACGAGGGCTGCAAGGCTGCCAAGAAGCCGACTGCGCCCAGCATGGTGTACTACCCGGAGAACGAGGAGGACTACGCGACCATCAAGCGCCGCGCCATGAAGGACAACGGCTCCTTCGGCTCCTGGGACTTCGACGAGCTCGCCAACAACTGGGATGACCTACCGCTCGGAGACTGGGGTGTCAAGGCGTGGCCCGCGCCGGAGAACCCGATCCAGAACGAGGGCGCGGCTGGTACCAGCGGCACCGAAGGCTCGAAAGAGACCAAGAAGGGCGAGGAGGACGACTTCGACGAAAAGGAGGACGGCATCCTCGTCCGTTGTAACCCCGGCGACGTCTGGGTCCTTGGAGACCACCGGCTCATCTGCGGTGACTCCACCGACCTGGAAGTCGTAAAGAAGGTAATGGGGGGGGGTAAAGGCTGATATGGTTTTCACCGATCCGCCATACGGAGTAGCCATCGGCGACAAGAACAAAGTGCTGCATGAGGTCGTCGGCGGCAACCAAGTGACCGAGAACCTTGTGAACGACACTCTCCCGGTAGACGAGCTCTACAAGGTCCTGCGTCAGGCCATGGAGAACGTCCGACTCAACACCAGTGACGACGCCTGCTACTTTGTCGCAAGCCCTCCTGGAGGAGAGTTCGGCCTGATGATGATGATGATGATGCAGGACGCCGGCCTCAAGGTGCGGCACCAGATCGTCTGGAACAAGAACTCCGCCACCTTCTCCCTTGGCAGATTGGACTACGACTACAAGCATGAAGCAATCATGTACACCTGGACAAAGAAGCACCACAACTACCGGGGCGGAGCCTTCCGCACCTCGGTGTGGGACATCGACAAGCCCAGGAAGTGCGATCTCCATCCGACCATGAAGCCGGTGGAACTGGTTGCAAACTGCATCCTCGACGGAAGTAAGGAGGGCGACGTTGTCCTCGACGCGTTTGGGGGTAGTGGTACCACTCTAATTGCTGCGGAGCAGATGGGACGCAAGGCCTGCCTCGTAGAAATCGACCCGCACTACTGCGATGTAATCCTTGCCCGCTGGGAAAAGGCCACGGGCAAAAAAGCAAAGCTGGCAGTATGAAGAAGTACCTCATCGTAGCAAAAGAATCCGAGCTTCTTCTCGCTGAAGCCGTAGCCATCGCCAAGAAGCCGGACGTGGAGATAATCGTCACCGGCGTCGGAGGTACCAACGTAGTGAAAGCGCTGCGTGGACTATCCCGCCGCTCCATCGTCTACAACATCGGCTACTGCGGCTCCGGCTTCTTCGAGGTCGGCAGCGTGGTCCCCATCGACCTCTGCCGGCTCTACCATCCGAACTGCGAGTTCGACGAGGAGACGTTCAAGATATGGGGCATGCGCCGGGACAACATCTGCCTCACTGCCGGGGACTTCGTTACCAGCCCAAAGGACATCCCGCCCAGGGCGGTCGTCGACATGGAGCTGGCCTACATCGCTGCCTTCGGCTTCCACATCATCCACTCCATCAAATACGTTTCCGACCGTTTTAACTATCAAGAATACCAGTCATGTTTGAAAAAGTAAACCCCTCCCATCCTGACAAGCTCGCCGACCGTATCGCCGGCGCCATCGTCGACTACGCCTACTCCCAGCAGGACAACCCCCGCATCGCCGTGGAAGTGCTGCTCGGCCACGGCTACTGCCACATCATCGCAGAGTCCTCCGTCACCCTCTCCGTGAAGGAGGTCGGTCCCATCGTGCGACGCATCGCCGGTGAGGACGTCTTCACCAACCTGCTCACCGTAGCGCAGGACGAGCACCTCGCTACCAACCAGAAGGACGCCATCCGCTGCGGAGACAACGGCATCTTCAAGGGCTGCCCCGTCACCGACGAACAGCGCGAGCTCACCCGAATCGCCCGCACCATCTACGACACCTACCCGACCGACGGCAAGTACATCCTCGCCGACGGTCGCCTCATCATCTGCCAGAGCAACGCCAACGAGGAACACCTGGAGCGCGAGTACCCCAGTGCCATCGTGAACCCCATCGGCCACTGGACCGGCGGTCCCTCCGTGGACGCAGGTGCAACCAACCGCAAGCTCGGCTCCGACATGGGTGACGGCGTGACCGGCGGAGGACTGCACGGCAAGGACCTCTCCAAGGCCGACGTCTCCGTCAACATCTTTGCACACCTGGAGGCCCAGAGGCTCGGCCACCCAGTCGAGCTCCATTGTGCCATCGGTGACACTGAGGTGGGCGGCATCCCTTACGCCGTTATCGTGGACACGGCCCGCGAATACATCAACAACCTGGGCGGATTCGAGAAGTTCGCAGAGTGGGGACTTTTGCGGCCGTAACTCACCAGGTGGAGGAATTTATCAACCAGGCCGGGAAAGCCCGCGAAACGGCGCCGTACCGGCCACAAAACAAACGAAATGAAACTCAATGCTGCGAAAATAGCTGAAGCAGAGGCGTGGGTGGAGAAAAATGGACTCTTCCCGCAGCCCTGCGGTGCATCCCTCCGTCAGTTCTGCGAGGCCATGGGCATAGACCAGAGGACCTACTACCGCTGGAGTAAGAGTGCCGTCTTTGCCGATGCCCTAACGCGTGCGCGTGAAAAGTTCCGCGTCACCACCGTCCGGGACGTGGAGAACGCCCTGGTGAAGGCGGCCCGCGGTGTTGACTTCACCAAGGTCAAGGAGGAGGCCCGCGCCGAGAAGGTCGTGGAGTTCGACCCGAAGACCGGCAAGAAGGTCCGCGAGACGACCGGCCAGCTCAAGACCATCAAGGCGACCCGCGAGACGTACTACTACCCGCCCAACGTGGAGGCGGCCAAGTTCGTGCTCACCAACCTGGCCCCGGAAGACTGGAAGCTCAAGCAGGAGGTCAACCACTCCGGCACCCTGGAGCAGAAGGTCGTTGTGGAGAGTAAGGAAGAGGCTGCCAAAATCGCCGACATCGGCAAGCTCGGATAGGTATGGCTGATATGCGCTTCACCCCGGTGTTCTGGAAACTCTACGACGCGGCTGCTCAGCATCCGCGTTACATCTCCATGCCCGGAGGAACCCGCTCCGCCAAGACCTACTCCATCCTCCAGTTCCTCCACCTGCTCATCCCCAAGGCCGACAAGCCCGGAGACGTCACCTCCGTGGTCTCCGAGACGCTCCCGCACCTCAAGCGAGGCGCCATCCGCGACTTCGAGCGCATCATCGGCCACCCCCTGAAGGCCGACCCCCACTGGAACGCCTCCGAGAACGTCTACACCTACGACAACGGCGCCAAGCTGGAGTTCTTCTCCGCTGACGCCCCCGGCAAGGTCCTCGGCCCCGCCCGCAAGCGCCTCTTTATCAACGAGTGCAACCACGTCGAGTACGAGACCGCCCGCCAGCTCTTTGTCCGTACCACCGGCCTCATCATCCTGGACTACAACCCCGCCGCCACCTTCTGGTGCATCGAGAAAATCGAGCCCCGCGAGAACTGCATCGTCATCCGCTCCACCTACAAGGACAACCCCTTCCTCACCAAGGAGCAGGTCGACGAAATCGAGGCAAACCGTGACGACCCGAACTGGTGGAAGGTGTACGGTCTCGGCGAGCTCGGCCAGCTGGAGGGCATCATCTACTCCTTCACCCAGATCGACTCCCTCCCGGAGGACGCACGCCTGAAGGAGGTGTGGGGTCTGGACTTCGGCTTCAGGGACCCCACCGCCATCGTCCAGATGCGCGTCGACACCGGCCGCAAGATTGTCTACATCCGCCAGCGGGCCTACCGCCCCAACATGGACAACAACGACATCGCCTTCGAGCTCAACCAGGCAGGCTTTCCCAAGCACGTCACCCTCTGGTGCGACGCCGCAGAGCCCAAGTCCATCCACGAGATCTCCAAGGCCACCGGCGGCAAAATCAAGGCCTGCGACAAGGGTGGCGTCTCCGTCGGCAGCACGCGCCGGTTCCAGATCCTCTGGGTGCAGGGCTGGCGCCTCTACGTCACCAAGGACTCCGTGGACGTCATCAGGGCCCTGCGCAACTACGTCTGGGAGAAGGACGCCAACGGCAACCAGACCGACGAGCCGGTCCACAAGTGGTCCCACGGCCCCGACGCCATCCGCTACGGGCTTTACAGCGAATTTGCCGGGCGCGAAGGCTCCGGCACCTACACCGTCTCTTTCAACCATAAATAGCCATGATAGACAACTACAACACCCTCACCCTGGGCCTCTACCTCGACATCGACGCCGTCCTCCAGAGCGACGCCGAGGACATCGACAAGCAGGTCCGCATCATCGCACTCCTGGACGGCACCACACCCGAAGCCGTCCTCGCACTGCCACTGAAGGAGTACTCCGCTAAGGCTGCCGCCACCGACTTCCTCCGCCACGAGTGCCCGCCCGTCAGTGCCCCCTCCCGCGTCATTTCCGGGGACTTTGTCCTCATACCGACCAAGGACTTCACCACCATCACCACGGCCCAGTACGTGGACTTCCAGACCTTCTCCAATGGCGGCACCGCCAAGCTCCCGGAGCTCATCGCCGTGCTCCTCGTCCCGGAGGGCCACAACTACAACGACGGCTACGACGTCGCCCAGGTCGTCCGCGTCGTGCGTGACCTGCCCCTGCCCGTGGCCCTCGGCCTCTCCGCTTTTTTTTTCGGGCAGTTAGTACAATCAATTCAGGCTTCCCTCACCTCTTTGGAGTCAGCAGCGAAGAGCCTGCCGAAGCGGAGGAGGGCGGAGCTGGAGAGGAAGGCGGAGGACCTGCAGGGGCTTCTCCGTGGGGTTGGGTTGCATGTGTAGACCGTGCATCCGAGACCATGCGCTGCTCCTGGGACGTCGTCTGGGACAAGCCCGCCGTGGAGTTCCTCAACGTGCTGGCCTACCGCAAGGACAAGGACGCAGCAGAGAAGGAGGCGCTGGAGAGGTGGAAGCGCACCCACTAAAATACACTTCCCCGGCTTTTGTTATTTCCTTGTGATGGCAGACGCACTCTTCAACCCCACGGAGCTCACGGCCTTGCTCAAGCAGCTGGGCGAGGACGTCAGGCAGGGCTACGTCGACAAGCTCGTCAAGAACGGCCGCCCCACCACGGAGAACACCCTGGCCTCCACCGTCAAGGCCTACGTGGAAGTGAAGGGCA